TTACCCCAATACGTTATTCATATAAGCTTCAAACCCTGAAATAGAATCCTTATTAATTTTGTCGCTAATATGAGAGTAAACGTTAGCAGTGATTTCTATACTCTTATGTCCTAGTCGATCTTGAATGTATTTCATACTTGCACCAGACTCTAATAAAAGAACTGCGTGAGTGTGTCGTAATGAATGTATTTCTAATCTAGGTAAATTTGCTTTTTTTAGTATGCGTGAGAATGCATTGAATAATGTTGACTTCGGCAAGAAATTTCCATCTACTCTTGAAAAGACTAAGTCTAATTCATGTTCATATGCATCTTGTAAAACAAGCTTATTAGCATTTTGCCATTTTTTATGTGCCAGCAATTCATCGACTAATGTTTTAGGAATCATGATAGTACGTTTAGAAGTAAATGTTTTTGTATCTCCAAATAATTCTTCTTTTGTTTTAGCTGTAAAATCTAATGTTTTAGAAATAGTAATAGTATGTTCTTTTAAATTTATGTCTTTCCATTGTAAAGCAGCAGCTTCACCTTTACGCATACCAGTGTTCAGAAGTGCTTTGAAAAAGATGTAATAAATATAGTTGTATTGATAAGAAGTCTTTAGGAAAAGGGTAATGTCTTCACTTCGCATATACTTTAGCCCTTCTCTTTCTTTATTGTTCTTATTTGAAATAACTACTTCTTCACATGGATTGTTTTCGATTTTTTTTAAGCTAACAGCCTTTTTCATAGCATTGTTCATTGTGCCGTGGATAATTTGAACAGTTCGCTTACTGTAACCCTGATCAGTTAAGGAATTAATGAATTTTTGATACATCATTGGTTTGAGTTCTTTTAGGTTCATGTTTTGAAAGAAGGGGATGAGATGTTTTTCGATGTTACGTTCATGCAAGGTAAAAGTGTTTTTCCTTACATTGTCTTGCTTAAATAATTTTAACCAGTCTCTAAGATAATGTTTTAACGAAGTAGGAGTAATTTCAACTTCTAAACCGTTTAACAATTTTTTCTCTTCTTCAGCAGCCGCAAGTTGTGCTTCTTTTTTCGTCTTGAATCCACGTTTTGATTTTTCTTTGTATTTTTGAGTAAATGGGTCTTTAAATCTTACTCGGAATTCCCAAACATCTCCGAATTTTCTGAAGCTAGCCATTATAACATTCCCTCTTTCCTTATAATTGTAAAGTGGCCAGATTACGCATCTAACCACTTCATGGGATAACCCGAAACTTCATATTTTATTTCATCATCTACTGTATAGATTTTTGTAACGATAGGTATCTTTATCATTTCTTCTTGTTTAACGATGGATTTCTTTCGTTTTTCTCGTTCAGCGTTTAAATCAATAATCAAAATGTCTCACCTCCTTTTAGTAAGGCTTATAAAATTCTAACAGTTCAATTGGAATATTATTTTTGTATGCTATACATGCTTTTGTATCACCAGGTTGAATGGTCTTTTTATCAATTAACAAAAGCGCAGCAAACGTATTTGCTTCTATCTCTAATTTATCAACTGAAAAGAATGTATTCTTACGCAGAAAAGGTGTGTTTGCATGAGTGTGTAGGATTGCATGTCCTAATTCATGTGCACAAACAGTTCTTTGCATGGATGGAGACAAATGATTGTTAATAACGATGAAACGATTTCTTTTTTCATATTTATAAAATCCGTTTATTTCTTCATGTAATTCCCAAGTTAGTACATTTATTTTTAAACAATCTGCAAGCTCATAGGGGTTATTCGTGTTGTATTTTGTGCAAAGTTGTTGGACTAGATCTCTTATGACGAATTTCAATGTTTTCCCTCCTAAGCTAGCATCAGTTATCGTCGGTAGTACGATATTTCTTAGGAACGTATTTTTTATTGATTACTTTAGTTTGTTTCACGATGTATTCCATTGCATCTAATAAAGATTCTACGGCTTCTTCGCTCATAGGCTCACCAGAGAACATTAATCCGTCTTCGCCTTGAAGATCTCTTTTTATTTCTTCCATTCTTTTTGCTATGTCTTTTTCATCTTTCTGTGTTAATTGCTCTTTGGGTTGGTCTGTAACAGCTCGTCCTAGTAAATAGTCAGCAGAAACTGAAAAACAATCAGCTAATTTACTTAGGACATCATGTGGAGGGAATCTTTCTTCTGATTCATAGTAGCCTATCATCCTTTGGGATACTCCGATTTTTTCAGCGAGCTGTTTTTGTGTTAAATTTTCTTTTTTTCGTAAAGACTTTATTCTAAGACCTATCATATTGTTCACCTCTCTAATTGAACTAATTGTTCACTTTAGAAAAAGTTTAGCACAATTTGTTCCTTTTTGCATTGACATAGAACAAAAAGTTCTGTAATCTGTATTTAGAACATATAGTTCTTTTTGGAGGTGACTAAATGAAAAACAAAATAAACTACCCACAAAAAAACTTATATAAGGAAATTGCAAGTTACTGTGGAGTTACTGAACGATATATTCGAATGATTGATCAAAAAGAAAGAATGCCTTCAATGGAAACGGCTAAGAAGATTGCAAAGTTTTTTGATATGAATATCGATGATATTTTTTTTAGTAACAAATCGAACTTTAAGTTCTTTTTAGTGGCATGTTGGTCTGAGAAAAATAAAAAGGAGGTTTCATAATGGGGAAATTAGCGTTAGTGAGTGACAAACAACAAAATAATGTACTAGTTTTTGAAAACAATGGAGAGGTTGTAACAGATAGCTTAACTGTTGCTCAAATGTTTGGGAAAGAACACAAGAATGTAAATCGTGATATTGAGGTGCAATTAGAAAAATTGGCAGAAGCAAATGAAGCGGAGTGGGGGGTGCTCAACTTTGGGCAGACCCAGTATCAACATCCTCAAAACAAACAATGGTATAAAAAATATTTATTAACAGAAGATGCATTTGCAATTGTAGCAATGTCCTATGTGACTCCAGAGGCAATGAAAATGAAAGTAGAGTTTTTACGAGAATTTAAAAGAATGAAAGAACATATCGAAAAAAGGATGCAGATTCCTGGAGATACATTTGGACAAATTGAGTTGATAGCAGCAGGAACTAGTAACTTAAATAAAAGAGTTTCTTCTTTAGAGCAGGTGGTTGAAAAGCAACTAACTGTAGACTACGGACAACAAAGAGTAATTGAAAAAACGAAAGCCAAACGAATCTATTTTTTATGGGAGAACGGTCATGTAGATAGAGAAGTACATGATTCTACTCGCAAGCTATTCGGATTACTAGGACGTAATTTAAAAGATGCATTCAATGTGAATAGTTATAGGGACATTTTGAAGAAAGATTTCGAGGAAGCTTTGAACTTTATAAATGGCTGGAGACCGATGGTTTAAAAATAAGGAGGGAATAATTATGTTCAATGTTCAAATAGACGAAAATGTTGTGAAGGAATTATGTGTGGAAGAAATTCAAAAGAAGGTTAAAGAGTATGATGCTGAGTTAGCGTTTTGGGATACTAAGGAACTTAAAAAGCGTGTATGTATGTCGTGGAATACAATTCAGGATCAGTTCTTCTTTGACCCACGGTTCCCAAAATTCAAGGTGGGTAAGAAATGGTATTTTCCAGCAAAACAAGTACAAGCATTTTTAGTTGAATGGGCAGAAGAAAGGATGGATTAATGATGTTTTCAATTGATTATAACAATGTAAAAGTCTCCGATTATCTTAGACTGCTAGCCCATTATAAATTACCAAATAAAAAGCAACGTCGATTAATTGAAAATAGGTTTGTATGTCTAAATGCTCTTTTTAAAAAGGCTGGTGAATCTAGTGGGAATTGAAAATTTAGTGTTACCCAAGGATGCTGAGTTAGCGAAAACATTACGTAATAAGAAGGAGAATTACATAAAGAATCAATTTTTGTTATCTCGCATTGCAGCTAAGAACAATTTAGAAGGTAAGACAAAAGAATTCTATGAGACTTGTAAAGAGTATGAAGTATGTGGGGAAAAGGCAAAAGAGTGTGATAAGCAATTAAAGGAATTGATATTTAAAAAGAAAGAAAATGATAGAGTTCAGCATGTTATAGAGCGTATGCGAGAGGTTGGCATTAAAGAAGATGTTATTCAAAAAGTTTTATGTAAATAAAAAGAAACCCACTGCAATGGGTTCCCAATAAAAAACAAATTCGAGGTCAGTATATCACATGGGGTGATTACATGGAAGAGACAATAGAAAACCAATTACTAAAAAAACAGGTTGAAAAGGCTGTAAGTAGCTTGAAACTTATATCTGCACAGGAAGCAGATACCTGTAGAAAGTTAGATATAGATTATGTAATTACCATATTAACTAATAAACCATATGGCAGTATGCCGTTCTAGGAGGATATAAAACTATGAAATTGTACGAATTAACCACTAGCTTCAATCAATTACAGCAAATGATTGAAGACGGGGCAGATTTAGAAGTAATTAACGATACACTTCAATCAATTAGTGAAGCAATTGAAGATAAAGTACAAGGTGCAGCGTTATTGATTCGTAATATTGAAGCGCAAGTTGAAGTGATTAAGGGAGAAGAGCATCGCTTGGCTGAACGTCGTAAGTCTTTTGAGAACAGCTGTAAAAATATTAAGGATTATTTATATCATCAGATGGTTGCTGTGGATAAAAGACGTGTTAAAGGTGCATTGATCACAATAGGTATTCAAAAAAATCCAGCAAGTTTAGATATTGCAGAGGATGCAGTTATTCCAACAGAATACATGATTCCGCAGAATCCGAAGGTAGATAAAAAAGCATTATTACTAGCGATTAAGAATGGTATGAAGTGGGATGGTATTTCATTAAAACAAGGTGAGAGTGTGAGAATACGATGAGTGAAACAAAAAATTACTTTGCAGAATTAGCAGTTATTGACGTCAGTAAACATGTTGAGAAGAAGGGACGCTTTAGTTATCTAAGTTGGTCATGGGCTGTAGATCAACTTCTAAAAAAATATCCTGATGCTACATGGCAAGTTGTTAGGTTTGATGGATTACCTTATATGAAAACAGAAGTTGGGTACTTTGTAGAAGTTGAAGTAACGGTAAATAACATCACACGTTCGCAAATTCATCCTGTATTGGATAACTATAATAAGCCAATCGCAAAACCTACGTCATTTCAAATAAACACGTCGATTCAAAGGTGTCTAGCAAAAGCCATAGCACTACACGGATTGGGTTTATACATCTATTCGGGTGAAGATATTCCACAAGATGATGAACTGAAACAAGCAGCTAAGCAGCTAGATAACATTCCAAAACAGGAGCAAGCTAGACAGGCAGAGGTTGCAAATGAACAAAGAATAAAAGCAATTCATGTGCAAATTAGAGAGTTATCAGAAGTGTATAACATGTCATTTGAAGAAACCAAAAACACTGTAAAACAGTCGTTAGGAATTCAATCTTTCAAAGGAATGACAGTACAACAAGCATCCCAGTTACAAAAAACAATAACATCGTGGTTAAACGAAGCGAAAGAAAAGCAACAGCAAGCACAATAGGTGGGTGACTGAAATGAAAACGGTAGTAAGAGATGGTTCAATGCCAATAGCTTTGAATAGGAGTTTAGGTACTCGGTATTTACGTGATAAAAGGTTATCTGAATTACTTAAGCGCTGTCGTCGTTTAGAGAATGAAGGATTTGATTATCTATTTCCTATTCGAAGGGTGTTAGAAACAATTAAACATAGAAATGATGAAAATCCTCATCTGTTTAAAGGCTGCGTTGTGATGGACCGTGACCGTGGATTTTACTATGAAGTTGTTATGAGGAAGGTGAAGAGATGAGTAATTTATTAATTCATGAAGAACCATTACTTGTTCTTCCAGGACTGGCAAGCAGAATTGGTTTAAATGAGGCGATATTTCTACAACAGATACATTATTGGCTAAATAGATCTAAGCATTTTTATGATGAAAGAAACTGGGTATATAACAGTGTGGCAGAATGGGTTAAACAATTTCCTTTTTGGAGTGAGAATACCATTAGACGTATTGTAAAGAATTTAGAAGATGAACAGCTTCTTGTTATAGGTAATTATAATCGAGCTAAGTTTGATAAGACGAAATGGTATTCCATTAATTATGAAAAACTCCGTTTGTTAGAATCCACAAACGATGTACCCAACTTGGGTAGACGGTCTACCCAAAATGGGCAAATGGATGTACCCAATTTGGGTAAACCAATACCAGAGACTAACACAGAGACTACATCAGAGATTAAAGAATATATAGTCGAGATAGTAAACTATCTCAACGACGTGTGTGGTAGTAGTTATCGTTTAACATCAAAGAAAACACAAACATTGATTAAAACTAGATTAGTAGAAGGATTCACTGTGGATAACTTCAAAACTGTGATTGATACAAAAGCTAAAGAATGGCTAAGAACAGAACAAGCAAAGTATCTAAGACCAGAAACGTTATTTGGTACAAAGTTTGAAGGCTATTTACAACAAGGAAAGGTGGAAGGAAAACATGGCTCTAGTAAAGGTAACAGATATAGCAAAGACCCTTTCGAAGAAGATGATCTTCCTTTCTGATACATGTGAGGTTTGTAAAAAAGAACGTAAACGTACTGTTAGATACATGAAGATAAATGGTGAAGTAGTTTGCCCAGTATGTAAGTTGGCAGAAGATAATCAAAAGCTAGAAGTGGAAATGAGTGTATTCCGAGATGAGAAGGAACAGAGGAAACGTAAAAGTATGTTTTACGATAAGAGCTTGATTAAAGATGAAACAATTAAACTTGCTAGGTTCTCAACTTTTAAATCTGATTGTGAAGAGGATGAAAAGAATTACACCTTAGCAAAAAGAGCGCTTGAGGATTACTTAAATGATGTGAGATTTAATTTAATTCTAGTAGGAAAAGTGGGTGCTGGTAAAAGTCATCTTGCCTATTCAATTGCTCATGAAATGAACGAGAATAGCGCAGGAACGGTTCTTTATGTTTCTGTATCAGAACTATTTGACTATATACGTTCTACGTTCAATGGGAAATCTGAGGAATCTGAGCATAGCATTGTTAATTTACTAATCAGTGCAGATTTATTAGTTATTGATGATTTGGGTGCTGAGTTAGGTGATATGGATGCTGCTGATCCGAAGGCGACTGCATTTGTGAATCGTGTACTGTTTAAAGTCTTTGATGGAAGACAGGGAAAGAAAACAATCATTACAACAAACCTAACAGGTGAAGCTGTGATGAAAGCTTACGACGAACGTATTACGTCACGTATGTTCAACACATACAGGCATATTGAATTTAAGTATACAAGGGATAAGCGGAAAAGAAAGTTACCTTTTTAAGATGATGTAAAGGGGAGTTTTTAATGATAGAGACAATAATTGTGAAATGGTATTGCGGACATTGTGATGCACATAATCGTTTAGAAGTGCATCCAAATGGAGGATGTATGGATAAAGATTTTCATGCTTTATGCCGTAAATGTAAAGAAGCTAGTTCAATGGTATTATCAGCTACTCTTTTAGAGAAACAAAATAGGGATAAGCTTCTATGACTATTACTGTAATTCGTCCTGATGTCCATATTTCAAGCGTTAGTAGTTGGGGAATGGTATTTACACCGTCTCCGACAAACAACGCTGAATGGACATGTGAGGACTATAAAAATACAACGGGAAAACGGATTGAAGAAATGTTAAAGAAAGCGAAGGGGAAAGAATGAAAACATATACAGGGTTTGAAGCAATTGAAAGAATGAAAACAAATTGGATTAAAGAAAAAGATGGTTTTTTTGCACACACATTAAAAAAAGGTAAGCATGAGGTTTTGGGTATTAGTAGCCAACGTATTGTACCATCTGCAATCGGTATGAATTTCTTTTTTGAAAACGAATTTGTAGATTATGAGAAGCCATTGAATTTAGAGTGCGGTGAAATGTTTGTAATGGAAAGCTCAAATGGGAAATGGTACGGGATTTTAAAAGAGGAGACCCAAACTAAGTATTACTTAATCATGGGATTAAAAGTAGGGGAATATCGTTTCTATGAAAATGGCTGTTCTTTCAAAAGATATCAGGGGCGTACATTCCGAAAGGCAACGGATGAAGAGTTAGAAGAATTTGAGCGCTTCATGATGTTTTATAAGAAGGATCGTAAAATGGAAGAGTTTAAATTAGGTGACATTTGTGAACGTGAAGATGTCCTATATAAAGTAGTTGTTCAGACTGAGGATAACAAATTTGAGGGTGTTTTAGGCTGTGTAGCAATTAATGAAAAAGATACTCCAGTAAAATACTTTCCAGTGAAAAGTATGGAATTACAATTTTGTGTCGAGGACATGGTGGGGTAGTTTTGCATCAACACGTCATAGATCAACTGATTGATAGAGGTATTTATAAATCCAAGGACGGACTTCGAGATTTGTTCGAATGCTCGTTTGAGGAGCTAGTGGAATTGTTGGAGGGAGAAGAGTGAGCTTTAAAAAGGAAATGGCAATCATTTTAGTCAGCTGGCTTTTAATCGGTGTGACTATATTCTTACTAAAATATAAACTTGGAGTGAACTTATAATGATTCAGTTACACACAATTACATCTGAAGAGAAGAAACAAAACTTTGATATTACGGAACTATTTGAAATGCAAAAAGAACTGGATAAAAGAATTGGATATAAAGGGAATGACAAAATGGATATGCTGTTTCGTGCATTACTGGTGGAGATCAGTGAAGCATGGAATGAAACTCGAGCGTTTAAGATGTGGAGTACAGGATTTGGAGTTCCAAAGAATGGCCTATTAGAAGAGTTAATTGATGGTCTTCATTTTCTTATGAACATTGTAATTGAATTAGATAAATGTACATGGAGACATGAACTTATTCCATCGTTCAGTATGCAATCAATTATGAGAAAAGATACGAGCAATGTAAATATGTTATTCGAATGGTATATGCAAGATGTGTTGACTGCAAAAAGGGCATGGTGTCAGTACAGAGATTTAACTACAACGATGGGGCATTTGAGAAGAGCGTTTGGCATCTTCTTTCGTATTTGCTATTTGTATGGATTTACTTATGAGGACGTTATTGATTCGTATAAGGAGAAGAATGCGGAAAACTTTGAGAGACAGGATAACGGATATTAATCAAATTTGAATTTTATAGAAAAAGAGCACTATCGAAAGTGCTCTTAGAAAATCCATTTTATATTCTGTTTTGAGCTACGATTTTAATATTCTCTGGTGGAATGATATCTTGAATTTTTTCTTTTAAATCTACTTGGACCATTTCTTCAAGATGTTCAAGTGAAACTTCAAAGTTTATGCATTCCGCAATTGCAATGTTTAATAAAGAATAATTTTCATTCTTTTTAACAACAAGATATTGTGATTGATCTGTTATTACAATACATCCTTGTTGAATGCCTAATTTACGATTATCTTCAAAAGTCATAAATATATCTCCTAACATTTTTCTGATAGGAATTGTACTACAGAAAAATGTTAGTGTCTAGTCATCTTATATAAGGACTAAAGTCAAACAAAAGCGTTATTTAAATAAAAGAAACCCCGATTGTCTGCGGGGTTCCTAAGGGTAATCGTCAAGTAATGACGTACTCGACTAATTAACCATATCATGAATTTTTTGGTAAAAATACTGGTAAATGTGTCCAAGTAGGTGAGGCGTCATTTTTAACAAAAACGCTAATTGAAAGGGAGATTATAAATGGCTAAATTTATGTTTTCAGTTAATACAGGATATGTAAAAAGCGTTATAGAGGAAGAAATCGAAATTGATGATAGTGTTTTTGATGGAGTGAAGGGAAATTCTTCGGCATACTACAAAATAGTCGATAAGTATTATGATGAATGGTTATACGAAAATGTAATTACTAATTGGAAAAGGGTTGAATAATTAATGCAAAACATTATTTCCTTACAAAGGAGACCGGGAAATGAAAATGTTGGATCTATGTTCGGGAATTGCAGGAATAAGCATGGCGGCAGATTGGGTTGGGATTGAAACAGCAGCCTTTTGTGAAATAGAAGAGTTCAATCAGAAGGTACTGAGAAAGAACTATCCTAACATTCCTATTTTCCCAAATTTATATAAACTTACGAAACAATCATTACGAGATGGAGGTGTTAACGTTGATTCAATTGGAGTTATTTCAGCAGGATACCCCTGTCAGGGGGAAAGTCTTGTTGGAAAGCGAAGGGGTGCGACAGACGAAAGGTGGTTATGGCCAGAAGTCTTCCGACTCATTAAAGAAATCAGACCCACTTGGTTTGTTGGAGAAAATGTTGTTGGACACGTCACAATGGGCTTGGACACCGTGCTCTCCGATCTGGAAGAAGAAAACTACTCGACAAGGACGTTCGTATTTCCGGCTGTCAGTGTCGGTGCGCCACATCAAAGATACCGGACATTTATTGTTGGCCACTCCAACGACCAGCCAAAATTACAAGCCGATCCGAGAGTTGTGCCCTTCAGAAGCAAACGGGAAACATGGGAAAACACTACCGGGATCAATCGGGGAACACTTTCCAGAACATATTGGGAAGAAAATAAACCCGCAGTTTGTGGAATGGATGATGGGACTGCCACAAGATTGGACGAGGATAGATTGAGGTTCTTGGGCAATGCAGTGGTCCCGCAACAGATCTATCCTATATTTGAGGCAATAGCAAAGATTGAAAGTTTATTATAAAAATTTCACTTTATAGAAAAAAAGCAGCTAGCAAAAGCTAACTGCTCGACTCCAGGGGAATTGGAGACTGGTGTATCTGTATTATTGACGTAATATTGAGTTTTATTCAGGGGTAGAGGAAGTATTTACTACTTAAATTACATCAACTTCTTTGTTAATAAATATGTAAAGCCTATGAGAATCAAAAAATTGAACGAAATCAAAAAGATACTTTTTTGAGGCTTTTTAAACTCTTTTATCAAAGCAGCAAATGCACCAACCACTGCAATGATATAAATAATGATTCTTAATGTATCGGGCATATTTAACACTCCTATTAATTACTAAATTGTATTATACAGGAATTCATTTAGATATTAAGGAGTAACAACAAGATTTAAGGAAGATTTAAACAAAATAATCCTTTTAAAGAAATGGAGATTTATAGATGGGGAAAAGTCAAAGAGATAAAGGAATGAGACGTGAAAGGGAATTTGCTAGTTTAATAGGCGGTGCTCGTGTACCGCTCTCTGGTGCGATGGACGGGTATTCAAATGATGTGAAGGGTTTAGGTCTTGAATGGGAAGTAAAAGCGAGGAAAGAAGGATTCAAGACGTTATATAACTGGTTGGAGGATGAACGTGAACAGCCAGATGCATTAGCAATTAAGGCTGATAGAAAACCGTGGTTAGTAGTTATGCCGTTGGATACATTTTTGAAAATAGTGAAGGAGTGAGAGTATGTTGGATATTGCCCTACCTGTTCTTAATAAAGAGCAGACAAAGAAGAATGTGCTTCAAGCTTTGAAAAAGTATCACCTATTTTTATCAAGTATAGATGAAAGAGATATAGAGCGTGTACAAGATGGTAAAGTGATCGGCATGAGTAAATCAGTTTTAGAACGAATCAACTATATTCAAGAAATACGAAAAGGTGTAGAGAAGCTGGATGCGTGGGATAAGCAACTTATTGAGTTAGCTTATCTAGGGAAAGAGAAGACTAGTTGGGTAAAGATGTGTAGGATATTGAATATGTCTCAGCCGGATTATTATAGGAAGAGGAATAAGGCTTTATGTGAGCTTGCTTATAAGCTGGGGATTGAGGTAGAACAATAGTATTTTTTGAAACAATCACTTAAACTAGAATTTAAAAAATTAAACTTTTACATTAAAATAAGTCATCTGAATAACCGGATGACTTATTTTGAATTAAACAAATCTTAATAATGTAATTTATAGATTTGTTGTTTGTAATGTGCTAAATTATGGTATTATTTTTGATATAGAAAATTATGGAGGATAGAAAATGGAGCCGATAAAGTTTATAAATGAGAGGGATAAAAAAAATTTAATAATATTTATACATGGCTTTACAGGGGATCAAGAAACGTGGGGAGATTCTGATAATGCATTTGCAGAAATGTTAAGTACAGAAGAAGTCATAGATAGAAACTTTGATATAGCCTATTTTAATTATTATACTAAATTAGTTGATGCTAATAAGACGAAAGCTACATTTGGATTAATAGGAAAATTATTTGGAAAATCAACTAATGCTACAAAGAATATTAAAATAGAAAAGTTAAGTGATTTTCTTAAATCCTCTATAGAAGTTTATTGTTCAAACTACGAAAATATAGTGTTAATTGCACACAGTATGGGGGGGCTAATATCGAAAGCATATATTTTGAAGGATTTAGAAGAACAGCTAAATACCAAAGTAAAGCTATTTTTATCTTTAGCAGTCCCACATAATGGATCGAATTGGGCGCAAATTGGAAGTGCTTTATTAAGGAATAATCCACAAGTATTGGACTTATCTCCCCTAAGTGACTTTCTTAATACAATCAATGACGATTGGATTAAACAAAAAGAGGCTGTACCTAAAACGATATATTTTTATGGCCAGTTTGATAATATTGTAAATGAAACAAGTGCGATAGCTTATCAAGTGGATAGACAACATAAAATTGCTTGTAATAATGATCATTTTTCCATTTCAAAACCGGATTCGAAAAATAGTATTGTATATCGTGGAGTAAAACAAAAAATAGAAAAATTCATACGTGAAATACAATATGCTGAAAATATGAAACCTAAAAAGTTTAATGATGATGGAGAATTAGATGATGAGCTATTTGTTTTAAAACTTTTAATTGCAGAGGTGAATCAGAGATTAGTTTTAGGAGCAAAACAAAACTTTTTTAGTGCTGAATATATGAAAAAGGCAGTAATAAGTGCTGGATATAGTTTAAGTGAATTGGAAGAACTTTATGAAAATATAGAAACGTTGTATACAATAAATTTTTGGAAACTATCAGAGGGCGATATAGAAAGCAGTAATCAACTTATTGCGATAATTTATGAACAAATTCTTGAAAAACATAAGGATTTCTTAAAAACCTCTATCCCACTTATAAATGTGAAAAAGAAAATGGGAATGTTACATCAGATAGCCAATGATTTTGATAGTGAAATTTGGTGGGCCAAAGAACATTCTATAAAGGATATTAATGAATTCAGAAGGGCTAGAGATGCTAATGAGTAATCGAATTCCGTTTATTATACCCGAGATGGATTTGAATTTTCGATTAGCTAGATTACTAATAGTAATTGAGAAATTATCATACTCGAGTAAAGGTAATCCAATTCTTAATCTTGAAAAAATAGCGATTTTTGAATTTTCAATAAAATATCCTCACATTTTAAAGTTAGTAATCGAGATGCAAAAAAGAGATGAAAATATCCAGTTTAACCAAGAATATATAGGGAGTATTGAATCTTTATTTCCAGATCGAAATGCATTAAATAATTTATCATCTGTGAGATTAATTTTAATAAAATTAATTCAATTCGATTTTATAAAGATTGAAAAGATAAAGAAAGAATTATATTTTGTAATAACAGATAGCGGTAAAGAATGTGTTAAAGAAATTTCATCGGAATATACTGATGAAATTGGGTTGTTCTGTGAAGGTTTAAAAGTTTTGAGATCTGTTAGCAATAATGAATTAAAAAAAATAATTACTCCCTTAATAGAAGGAGTGTAGAAATGAAAAATAAATCTCCAGTTTTAATTATTGAAAAATTAGTTTTGGTAGGGAAAGAAAAACAATATACAGTTAACTTTGATGAAGGTATAAATATAATTTATGGTGATTCTGATACCGGGAAATCAAGTATATTAAATTTAATAGATTATTTATTAGGTGCAAAAAAGATTTATTTGTATGATGAAATTGAGCAGCATGGTAGATATGGTTTATTGCAAGTGAATTTGAATGGAAAAGCTTATACTTTTAAAAGGGATATTTTTGATACTAAAAGTAATATAGAAGTTTACCCTACAGTTATTGAGGATATGGATAAAGTGTTTCCAGAAGAATACGCACCTAATTATGGGACGGAGGGACCATCTGGGTATTTTTCAGATTTTCTTCTCTCTAGCCTTAATATTCCTATTATAAAGGTAAAGCAATCGCCTTCTAAAGAAAATTCTGAAATGGTGAGGTTAAGTTTTAGAGATATTTTCAAATTTTGTTATTTTGACCAAGATGAGATTGGGAATAGGCACATATTAAATCAGCAAACTTATGCTTTATTTTCAAAAAATAAGGAGACATTTAAGTTTTTACATAATGTCCTTGATACTCAAATAACAGAGCTGCAAAATGGGATAAGTGAGAAAGTTAAAGAAAAAAAAGATTTGAATGCTAAGTATCAGATTATCTCTTCATTTTTACGTGAAACTAAATTATTAACTGAAGAAGCTTTACAAGAAGAAAAAACTAATTTATTGGAAAGTAAATTGCTATTAGATAAAGCTATAAAGAATATAACTAAAGAAATGCGAGTAGATAATGGAGAAAGAGAAGCATTAAGAGATATTGTTGTAAATTTAGAGCAAGAATTACATCAAATAGTAGAAGAAAAGACTTATAAAGAAGCGCAGTTAAATCAGAATATTAGACTTAGAAAAGATTATAATAATGATATAAATAAATTACAATTATCTTTAAAAATTAAAGACAGTCTTTACTTGAAAAACACTCAGAATGTAGAGTGTCCACTCTGTAATAATTTTATTGATGAAATTGAATTGAAAGAAGAGTTTATAGAAACAAATGAAGAGTTATTAAAGAGAGAAATTAATAGTATTAGGAATAGGTTGAAAGGTTTAAATAACATAAACGAAGACCTTAGAGAAGAGATTTACTTTTTAGAAGAGAAAATAGAGAAATTAAAAAGAGATTTGCAGCAAGCTAGTAAAATGTTAGATATCAGTTCTAAAGAATTTGTGTCTCCTTTTATAAAACAGAGAGATATATATATTTCGGAGTTATCTTCAGTAAATGAAAGATTAAATAAAATTGAATATTTCTTAAAAATAAGAAATCAATTAAAAGAGTTAAATGAAAAAGAAGAGTTATTGAGAGAACAAATAAGAAAATTAAATGAAAAATTAGATAAGCTTAAAGAAAATATGCCTTCGATTGAGTCAGTATTAGATAAAATCAGCTTATATATTAAAGAATTTTTGGAGTTTATTCCAATAAGGAATGCATATGGAATAGGTATTAGTGACAAAAAGTTTTTACCTGTTGTAAGAGGTAGGGAATATAGTGATTTGACATCAGGTGGGCTTAGGACACTTACATCTATAGGTTATATTGTTAGTCTTTTGAAAAATAGTCTTCACACTGATACACACTATCCAAGTCTAATAATGCTTGATACCGTCGGTAAATATTTAGGAAAGACTAAAAAAGATGAAAAAGATACAAATGTTAATGAAGATAAAAAAGAACAATTAGATGATCCCTCAAAGTATGTAAACATCTATAAGTTTTTAGATGAAATGTCAATTTCTTTTATAAACAAACAAATTAAGCATCAAATTATTATAGTAGATAATGATTTCCCAAATGAACTAAAAGAAAAATATATGAAATATGTAGTAAAAAGGTTTAGTGTAGAAGAAGAGGATGGGTTTGAACGAGGATTTATTAATAATGCTACTCCAAGATAGAGGGTAGAAAAGAGCTGTTATATATACAGCTCTTTTTAAAAAAAATGTGAATTTGGGAATGTTAGTTTATTTTTACTCGCAGATATTGAAGAGAAGAAAAAAGAATTATGTGAGAAATTTCAAACTTATAATCAATTAGAGTGAGCCATCTGTAAAAATAGGTGGCTTCTTTTTGAATTAACTGTAGAAATATTCTTAAGGAGAGAATGGAATTATGGGACAAGTGGTGGGAGAACTATATTCTCCAAGTAAACAATATAAAGCTCAAATAATAAAACGAAAAGATGGTTTGTACACAACGGAAGTCTATAGGTGGATGGAAGATTGCGGATATGAGTTTTGGAGTTCTATCAATCAAGGGTTTTCTTTGATAGATAGTGAAGAGCATGCACGAAAGATAGGTATTGAGCAGTTGAGGGCATATTCGAGTGAGTAGGTTTCTGGAATTACATATATATCCCTTTTGATAGAATAATTTATACAATTAAAGCTATATGGAATTTTAACAAAAGAGCAGGAAAGTTAGAGCTGAAGAACTTGTATGAGATGCGGTGCTATTTATTTTGTGATATTATTTTTTTAGGAAAAAATGTATATATATGTTTTATATTTCTAGTTAAGGACGGTAAAGTGAAATGGGAGAAGGAAATTGGACGGATAAAGATTGGAAATGGCTAATGGGTATCTTAATAGGTATTATTATCCTTATACTTTCATTATGGTTTGCTGATTATAAAGGAATCGAAGCCAATTTTTCAATTATGTCTAGTGCAGTTTCAATTGCATTAGGTCTAGTAGCAATTTATATTGCTCTTAAGCAAGACAGTGATTCACAAAGGCTGAACCAGCAAATGCAAGATATATTGAGAACTATGGAAAATAAGATTGATAAAGTAGATCAAAAAGTTAATAAACTAGATGATTTGGATGTTGAAAAAACACTTGTAGAAAATTTGAATCCTGTAATAGAGCAGATTGTACAAACTGTTGAAAAAAAGAACCAAAATATATCTAAAAAAGATATTCAACAGGTTTTTGAAGAAGCTGTTCCTTACGTCGCAAAAAATATGAGCGAACAATTAAATGATGATATCAGTCGTTCTTATAAAGAACAAAGAAAAATGGTAATCAGAAGAGATATTAAGAAAAAAATATTCTCTATTTTAGAAAATGAAAATGAATGGTTGACAATTAAAGATGTTCAACGAAAACTTCTAGAAAACGGAGAAAGTATGTACGGTATTAGCTTTTTAAATGTTTGTATGGCACACCTTGTAAGAGAGGGAAAAGTGGTAAGGGAAAGAAGCGATGGAGAGCAAGAACTAGTATATAAAATCGGTCGCACATCATATGCTTATTAAAGTGAAACTAATAAAAATAACTTAAAAGATTATAAGACTAGGAGATTTGTAAATGCAGAATGAGTTAGAGAAATTATTTATAAAGACAAAGACGTTAGATGAAATGATTAAAGATGCAACAGTTGTAGTTGATACAAATGTATTATTGTCAGCATATCAAACAAAACCAGTTACATTTGATACTATTTTAAATATCTTACAAGAGCTTGTAGACAAGGAACGTTTGAAGATTCCTTCTCATGTTGTACGAGAATTCAACGAAAATAGACCGAATCGTATCAAAGATATAGCTAATGAATTACAGCAATTCATAAATACCGTAGATGGAATTAAGAATACTCAACCTCCAAAAAAATTAAATAAAATTTTGCCAGCAATTGACGTTTTAGAGGACAGCCATAGCGAGAAGGTGATTGAATTACAAGAAGAATTTAATACACAATTAAATGTATTAAAAGAACAAGGTAACGTATTTATAAATGAATTGAGTGCTCTAGTCCTAAAGTTAAGTGATTATATGGATAATGATCCAATACTGTTGAAATACGAGTCCATCATTAGAGAATCATATTTCGATACAGACATTGGACTTACTGAGAAGGAATTAGAAGATGAGGGAAAAAGAAGGTCTGGAAAAAATATTCCACCTGGCTTTAGGGATAAAGAAAAGGGATTCAATAAATATGGAGATTTAATTATTTGGTTACAAATCTGCAAAATTAGTAATGATGTGATTTTTATTACATTTGATAATAAAGATGATTGGGTCTATACAGATAATAAGAAAAATGTTTTAGGGGCTAGGAGGGAATTAGTTCAGGAGTTCTATAAGAAGACTAACGGGAAAACGTTAAAAATACTACATCCAAGTAACTTTATAAATTTATATACAGAAGGAAAAGTTTCAACAGATGTAACGAATGAGTTGAGGGAATATAAAAGTGTCGTAACGATGCCTGCTGGTTCTGGTAAAACAGCAGCTACCTGGCCTAGAGCTTTTTCTAGTATTCGAAAACAAGAAATAGATAAATTGAAGGAAGTTTGTTTTTATTATGAACATGAGATTCATGGCTATTTGGAGTTAATACGTAAAAATTCTGCGGAAGAGCACACGTACTCTGAATTAAATATGCAGTTTGAATTATTGATAAAAGAAGACCTTATGACATTACCTGAATTAGAGAGGTATTTAAAAGAATTAATGGAATTTTATGAGGAGATTAGGTGCATATATCTAGAATATTTTAACCAAGATGAAGAGAAGTAATATTTAATTTACTAGATAAGATTCATTAATTAAATGATTTTTTTGATAAAAAATTGATAAAAAATGTTAGTAGTGTACCTGTATCATTAGAAATGTAATAAGAACTGCCACGGAAATGGTACTGTATGTTGTTTCTTGATTTATCTAAATTTCTCGGGATAGGGCAATTAATTATAGTTTACTCACGAATAAACGTAAGTAAGGGTCCGACCAACGAGGGAGAGGGTTACACCTCTCTTTGAACCGAGGATGTTCCTTCCGAATGTCCAATTGCTAATCATACTTTCCTCGGTTCAAAGAGGCGTGGGGCACCTCAACACTTTATTTCTCTCTTGAACTTTACCAAACTAATTAGAAGCATCAGCTACACTTACCGATTTGTGTCTATGAGGAACGGTTTTCCGTTTCTCTGACTATATAAGTAGTAAGTTACTTGTGTAGTGAGAGAAGCGTAGAAATTAAATATGAAAGTAATAAAAGAACACTGTTATGTAGAGAAGTACAGTCTATATACGGTGTTCTTTTTTTGTTTATAGGGAGTGGATAGGTTATGCAGGATTTGATTAAGCAATATAACACAAATTTAAGCCAATTGAGAGAAGCACAAAAGGATGCTAAAGAGGAAGATGTAAAGATTCTAACTGATATGATTAGCGACATTTCTTATTCCTTAGAATGGATGAAAAAGGCGAGAAGACCAGGAAATCGTAGAGGGGTTGAAAGGTTGGCTGCATATCAGAGGGAAAGAGCATGCGATCCGTTACTGATGCAAAGGTATTTCCGTAGCATGGATGATAATTTATATGAGTGGGACAATCATCAGCAAGAGCATGCAATTGGTGAATGGGATAAAATAAGGCTAGAAGATGCTTTATCGTTGTTAACTGAGCGGGAGAAAGAAGTGTATCTAATGTCTCGAGGATATTGCTTAACATTTAGAGAAATTGCTAGATACTTAGACATTACATGTAGTACAGTACAATCTATGATAGAACGTGCTGAAAAGAAAATAGCAAGACAGGTAAATGAGAGTCTCTTCTGCAATTGCGGATGAGGCTTTTTGTGAATGTAAAATCATAAATTAAAATATTTTATTACCGGTAATTCGTTATTATAAAGTGAGCAGTTTATACTTACTACTGTTGCTCCTTAAAGTTAACGGGTAGTATAATATTTGAATGTAAGAATTTGGTGTAGGAAATTTAGTCAGGGGGAAGTAAAGTGGAATTGCTATATTTGTGGGTTGATAACTATCAAGAAGGATTGATAGATAAGCAGGGATTAAATTTTGACAATCGCTTTCGATATCAAATGAAAGAGAAAAATGAAGAACATGAATTGCATATAAAAGCTAATCCGAACTTTATAGAGGATTTTTTTAAACCTGAAGATAAATCTCTAGAAGAAATAGCGGAAATAAAAAATATAACAGCTATTGTCGGACAAAATGGAACAGGGAAATCAAGTATACTTGATTTCTTGAAAGAGAATTTTGGGGCATATAGTGCTGAAGATAATGGAGAGAAAACTAAGAATTATCTTTATATCACGCGTGAATACAGAGGTAAGGAGTTTTTACATTATATCTACTTTCCAAAGGAAATGAATATTAATATTAAAATACCGAAAGAATATGTATACGAAATAAGAAATGATCAAGATATTCCGTGTGGTTTGGAAAAAACAACTTTAATATATTTTTCAAATGTTTATGATAATAAAGAAGAATATTCAGTTGAAAATATGCTGAATATATCTACAAATCATTTAGCTGCCAATAACTTATCTGTTAACTTTTCTCAAACACCTGAAAAATTTATCGGGAGTGAGGGTTTAGATTTTAAATTTAAAGAAATAAAAAGACAGATTCAATTCATATATGCGATAAAAGAAAGAAACGATAAGTTTGAATTGCCATTTAAGATGCCAACACAAATTGATTTGTTTTATCGTGGCAAAAAGCCCTCACTTTCATTAAAACATCATGTGGGTAAGGGGAATAAAAAAAATATATTAGATTTTATTTATGAAGTCTATAATTCGACTAATGCCTCTAGGGGTAATAAATTTTCCTTACATGTTAATGCGGGAAGAAATGCAGTAATTGGATTTACTAGATGTATTTTAGCTCATTTATATAGTGAACTATGTGCACAAGATTGGAAAGATATAATCGAGGAAATTGAATTTATCATGCCTCAACAAGAAAAAGACGATTATTATAGATTAAGAGTAGGGATTCAACAGTTTGCTTCGATACTTAAGAACAGCGATAAAAAGTTTGATAAATTGGTTAATATGTTAATGTCCATAGAGCGTTTAATGGATAATTTTCAGACTAAATATAATTATGGTACGAAAAAAAGCGGAGCGAAATATAAATTTTCGTTTGATATTAAAGAGGAAGTTGGATATGAGTTTAAAGAATTTTTGTATCTCTATGAAAACTCATGCATCAATAATGATTTTATTGATTTTTCTTGGAGGAATTTAAGTAGTGGAGAGAGTGCTTTATTAAATATTTATTCAAGATTTTATTTCGCTTCTAGAAGATGGGAACTGACTGAAAATATAGATAATGATTTGGTGATTTTGATAGATGAGGGTGAAATATATTTACATCCACATTGGCAGGGTAAGTTTTTAAATAATTTAATTGAGTACTTTCCAATTGTATTTAGGAACATTGGCGGGAAAAAACAAAGGAACATCCAAATAATACTAACATCTAATTCGCCTTTTGTAGTTTCCGATCTCCCAAGTACAAATATTATATTTTTAAAAAAAGAAATGGAGAAAAGTGTAGTAATAGATAGTTTAGAAGAATATCATCAAACTTTTGCAGCAAATATTCATTCATTGTTAGCACATTCTTTCTTTATGGAAGATGGTGTAACCGGTACTTTCGCCAATAGAAAGATAAATGAAATCATTGAGTTACTCGTAAATGAAGATATTAATAAAATTTTACAAAATGAAAAGAAAATTGAAAAGACAATAAACTTAATTGGAGAACCCTTAATTCGTCATAAACTTGCACAGATGTTAAGTGATAAATTATCCATTAGAATACTAAGTGCTGAACGTGAGATTGAAAGATTAAAATCACGTTTGGATGAATTGGAGAGTTTGAAAAATGATACAAATAAAGCGTGATAATTTACATATTCTAGCTACAAGACATTATGAAGAATATTGTAAGGGGAGGAAATTATCAGAAAAGTTAGAGCGTAGTGTAAAATCAGAAAAAAATTTCTTGTGGAAAAAATTTTTTGAATCTTTACTAAATCAAATTGAAGTCATTATAATGGGAAATCCTAAAGATTTAAATGACATAGTTATTAAAATTAGTGAAAGCTATAGAAGTATTCTGGGGAAAATAGATAAGCATAGTAAGTTGAAGAGACAACTAAAAAAATACTCAAAACAGCAAGGGGAATTAAGGAAAGAAGTTGAGGGTTTGCTTAAGAAAGGAGTGTCTGGGAAGCAGCTCTCACTTGTTCAAGAGCAAGTTACCAAAATAGAATCTATAGTTAAATTAAGTAACCGTTATATTAAAGAAGGTAAGAGTTTAATAGATACACTAGAGGACATATTTGATTATGATCATTTTTGCAGACAGTACAGCAAAGGTAACAAACCAAAGTGGGGTGCTTATGAATTAGTTAAACAACTAAATATTGGAGTGTGCCCATATTGTAATAGACAATTTATTACAGTAGCTGAACCGAAAGAAGAAGAAAAAGGGAGAACAAGAGCACATTTAGATCATTTTTATAGTAAGTCTAAATTTCCTTTTTTAGCAATTTCTTTTTTTAATCTAATACCTTGTTGTTATGTTTGTAATTCAAGTTTAAAAGGATCTCAAAATGTTTCAATAGATTCACACATACATCCGTATGATAAAGGTTTTGGCGATTTAGTTCAATTTACTATCCAATTTAAAAGTGGGAAAGGAAAATTAGATTATCTAAAAGCTTGGTACTCAAATCCAGATATGTTCTCCATTGGTTTTAAAGTAAATGAAATTGAAAAGCAAAATTATGATCCAAAAGAAATTGATTTGTTACTTAAAAGAATTGAAAGGAATCAAAAAACTTTTAAATTAGAATCATTATATAACTGGCACACTGATTATGTAGGAGAGATACTCTTAAAATCTTTAAGGTACAATGACGCTAAAATTGACTCATTATGTCATGAGTTTCCTAAGCTGTTTCCTTCAAAACATGATGCAGTAAGGGGAGTATACTCTAATTATGTTGATATTGAGCAATTAGATAAAAGAGTCTTAGCAAAATTAACAAGAGATATTACCCGAGAGTTTGGAATATTATACGACTAATAAGTTATACCGCTCCTTTATTCAGAAGAAGCGGTATTGCGCTTTTATAGATGTGTTTTTATTAATAATAGTTTTAATTCTTCAATACTTAACCATGGTTTACGTCTATGTAACATTCTGTGACAATTGGAACACACCATTATAATATCCTCAATTTTGGTCGTTTCTTCTTCTTTTAATTGAGATACAGGGGTTATATGATGTCCCTCAATGTAATCTTTTCCTAATTCACCATATGTTTTATAAAAATCAAAACCACAAATTTCACAGAATAGTTTTCCTCCATGTTTTTGTTTAAAGTGCTCTTTTGCTAATGGAATGACTTGGTTATTACGTTCATAAGACAGATGAGTTCTAAGTATTTGTTTACCTTCAGAAAATTCCTCCTCAAGATCGATTAATTTCCAATCATTATTATCGAAGTCTCTTAATCCCCAGCATCCATTTCCTTTCCCGTTTACAGCATAAAATAAGTCCTGTTCACCTTTATAAATATCGCATTCACTAGAATGATAATAGATGGTCTTTCTAATTTGTGCACCTATTGACTGTTCATGCTGATATTTACTTAGGTCTATTTTATTACGTTCCATAACTTTGGTTTTAATTTGACTTAGTGTTCCATCTCCACCTAACTCCGTTAATATTTCTATGATTTCATTCAACCAAGGATTGTTATTTGCCATAGGTATTCCTCCGAGAAAATTATATTTATTGTTAGTCTATCTTTTTAAAATTAGTATATCTAAATTTTTGCAATGGAAGCAATTGGTTTTATATAATTGTAGAAGGATTTACCAATGGATAATAGCGGGAGGATTCAAAAATGAATCAAAATACAATAAAGGAAATTCTTAAGTTTCGAGATGATAGAGACTGGAAGCAATTTCATAACTCTAAGGATTTAGCAATTTCTCTTTCTTTAGAGGCTAGCGAGTTATTGGAGAACTTTCAGTGGAAAAGTAGTGAAGATGCAATTGAACAAAATCTTGAAAACATCAAGGATGAACTAGCTGATGTATTAATTTATTCTATCCTATTGGCTGACCAAATGAATTTGGATATAGAAGAAGTAGTTAAAAATAAGCTAGAAAAAAACCAAAGGAAATATCCAGTTGAAAAGTCATTTGGATCGAATAAAAAATATAACGAACTATAGAAAACTAAATAAAACAGAAGAGGTGTAAGTGTATGTACAATGTAATACTACAACCTACAGGGAATAAAGTAGCTAAGTTTAATTTTCAATCTACAATGCGTAATGGAATTGAATTTGATAAAATTAAGCCTTTTTTACAACAAGAGGATGCTAATAATTTATCCGAAATTTATAAGGGAAACTTAATCCGGGTTTGGGGGATAACTCCAAGTCCACAGAAGATAAAGCAATGGGAAAAGATTCAAAGAGGAGATATAACACTCTTTTCAGCGAATAAGCAAATTTTTGCATCTGCTACCATCGCATATAAGGTACATAATTTAGAATTAGCAAAGCATCTGTGGGGAGAAACAGATAGTGGTGAAAGCTGGGAGTATATTTACTTCTTAGATGAAATAAAGCATCAAGGTATTAGTTTAAGTGTCTTTAATAGATTATTAGATTATGAAGAGGGAAATCTAATACAAGGTTTTAGAGTATTAGACCAAGAGAAAAGTAACATAATAATGAGTGCTTTTGATTTGTATAGTTCTTCTTATGCTCCAATCAGTACAAAGGAAGAAACAAAGAAAAATATTAAAGACATTATAGGTGATTTAGAGCAAAGTGCCTCATTGGATAATGAGATAAGAGGCAAGGCTAGAAAAGAGCAAGGGATATTACGTGGATATCTGTTTAATGATAAGAAAACGTGTAACTGTGGAATTTGTGGGAAAGAGTATCCTATAGATTTGCTTGTTGCTGCACATATTAAGAAAAGAGCATTTTGTAGCATAGAAGAAAGACTAGATATTGAAAATATAGCCATGCCTATGTGTAAATTTGGTTGTGATGATTTATTTGAGAAAGGTTATATTACTGTCTTGAATGGAGAAATTATTAGTTTGGTTAATACAGATAATTTACCAGAGTCAGTAAGGGATTATATTGAGAGTCTCCAAGGAAAAGAGTGCTTAACGTGGAATAATGATAATGCTGAGTATTTTGAATGGCATCTAAATTACCATAAAAAATAAGGGTATTATATAGTCTTTTCTATTGAACAAAAGGCATCCGGATTGGGTGCTTTTTGTTTTGGTTTTTGGTAGTAGATAAGCAAGATATCAAAGGAGAAACGTATATTTGATTAGAGATAAAATTGATAAAAATATCAAAAAACAGTTAGAAAATGCACATTATCTATTTACTTAGGTAAATAGATAATGGTATAATAAATATAGAAAGGGGGGGAAACAAATTGGCAAAGTTAGCACTGATACTAGGAATGATACTTACAGCACTAACAATCATTGAAAAAGTCCTAGTCATCCACGAAAAAGTAAAAAAGCTCAAAACCAAACGAAAACGCCCAGCCAGACGTAAACGAAAATGATTTTGAGCGGAAGAGAGAAGCGCACCTTCTCTCTTCTATACACATTATAACAACTTGCCAATTTGTAAACAATATGAAGAAAACAAGTAATTCATCGAACTTCTTAATTATTTTTGTTACACTGTTTTACTTTGCGTATTTTCGAGATTCAGTCGAAGCGAGTGTTTTTAAAACTGTTTTGGATATCGTGTTAATCATTCTTTTAGTCCTTTATATAATAAATACGTCATTACGACTTTATGGGATTTTTAAAGAAAAAAGAGGTGAATAAATTGTACAAGTTTGAAGATAAAGAGCAACTGCTTTCTTTTTTACATGATGAGGTACTAACGACACCAGAGGTAATGGATGTTTTAGGGATTAGTAAAGCGAGAATTAGTAAAATGATTAAAGATGGTAAACTTGTGCCGTTTAAAAAAATGGAACGAGTGAGTTTGTTTCTACGTGAAGACATTGAAGAGAAGAAGAAAGAACTAGAAGTCCTGCGTAGTAAGTATAGACCATATGAAGAGGAATAGTCATTTTTTGTACAAAGTTTAATTAAGATAAGTATTAAAATAAAATACTTTAACTTTATATTAAGTTTTATTGATTTTATTTCAACCTCCTTTTATTCTTATATAGAGGAGGTTGATTTGTATGAGGAAATTACGTAAAGACATTAAAATAATCGCCCAATCAGTTATATTTTTGGCGATTTTTACATTATTCGCTGTAGTATTTAATGCTATAGGAAATATGAAAATGCTAATAGAGATGATTCAGGAAACTTCCAAGTTAGGGATAAGTATAATAATAGGTTTGATTGCAATTGCAATTGCTTGTATGTCTTTTCAAAGTCAAGAAGCTAGAACAGAGAACAAAAACTTTTATATGAATTATTTGACGTTGATGCTTATTGCACTACTCTTTTTACTAACTATTTTTTGGTTTCCGTATTTATCGATAGATTCTAACAAGTATATGTATTATTTCATTTTTATAGTTTATTTTCTTTTTGGAACAGTTTTGTTAGGTCTTTCTTTAATTGGAACTCATAAAATTATTAAAAAGGCATTCGAATAAAATTAGTTGAAGAAATAATCCTAATATAAAGGGTTATTTCTTTTATTATGGAGATAGAAAAAAGAGATGAAGATAAATCATCTCTTTTATACGTTCTTATTTTCAGTAACACCTAAATGTTTTTTTAATGCATCTTGTAACACTTGAGAGTAGTTTACATTATTAGCTTTTCCCATTTTATCAAGCCAATGAGGAATAGTTAATGTTTTCTTTACTGCTTTATTTTCAATTTCACTACGGAATGGTGGCATCCATACTTCCATTAAGCCAATAACTTGATTGTCTTTAGTTTGGATAGAAGTTGGATTAGATGCGGGCGGAATAGTGCCTTTATTTTCTTCTATTCCATATAGATGAGTTGCTAATGTCTTTTTAGCCATTTCAAAAGCATCCTCATAGTTATTACCATTAGCATGACAATCTGTTAAGTCAGGAAATGTAACAGTAACCTGCTCATTAGAAAAATCAAAAATAGATGGGTAGATGTAGCGGTCTTGGTAAGTGCTCATTAGCTTTTCCTCCTGCTAAATATAGTGTAATGGATTTACTTCTTCAATTTCTTGATAATCGAAATGGTGAAGACCAGAATCCATAAAATAATAACTATTAGGTAGATAGTGTCTAACATTTGTAAATTAGAAAAGTCGGTGACAATAAAGAAACGAATTGTTAAAAACAAACAAATAGTATTTAAAATCAATGAAGTTTTTGACATATAGATATGGGAGATGATAATATTTTTTTGAGAAACCCAACCAGTTGGTTGAGTTTCCCATTGGGTTACTTGCGTTTTCTTCGCTTAGGTTTTCTGCTTGGTCGGCTGGAACCTTTGCGTTGAGGACGCTTATTTTTTTCTTCTTTGATTTCTTTGAGAAGTATGTATATCGCTAAGATGAAAGAAGAAATCCCGCTTACTTTGTCTAAAATATCTAGAATGTCCATCTCCCTTATTCCCTCCTTTCTATACTCTTATTATAACACGTATTATAATACGTGTAAAGGTAATTCGGTTAATTAATCCATATTTTTTTATAAAATAATATAAGAATATATATAATGTTTAAAGGGAAGTTATTGAGAGTATTTGCATTTAATATAAGTCTGTCCAATAAGGGATAAAAGCTTTATTTTTGTCGTACAAAAGCCACCTAATAGTAGATAGGGATTAATAACAATTATGTTATATAAAACTGCATTTACCGTATTGGGTTTCGTATAACTTTATATAAAGGATAACCGTTCAATATTGAGCGGTTATTTGTTTTGAGGTGGATGCATGGCAAAAAAATATGCAAAGAGATTTTATAAATCCACAGCATGGAAGAAGTGTAGGGATTCATATTTTAAGTTTAAATATGGATTGTGTGAGCGATGTAAGGGGAGTGGGAAAATTGTTCACCACAAGGATTACATAACACCAGAGAATATAAATAACCCAGAGATTACATTGAGCTTTCATAACTTAGAACTTTTATGTCAGGATTGCCACAACCGTGAACATCATGAGAAGAATAGTCCAGTTGTTGAAGGAGTAATGTTTGATGAGAATGGGGATTTAATAAAAAAAGAATAAAAATCAAAATAAAAAGTGAACGCTGATATTTCCAAAGAAATAAAAACCCCCCTCCGTCTCAAAAACATTTTTGGCTTTTCAAAGGACCGATGAGATACCTTCAAAAAATAAATTGGTCATTTCACGTGACCCCCTACCCCAAATGCATAAGAGATGAGGTGTTATTTATGGCAATAAAGAAGGAATTAACAAAAGAAGAACGGGTTAATAAAGAGATAACGAGACTTAAACGAATATATAAAGAAATGCCAAAAGATACCCTCTTGGTAGTAGAGGGATTAATTGTGGAAGCGGCAGATTTACGTGTTCGATTAGAAGATATTCGAAAAGACCTCGATGAGAATGGTTATGATGAAATGTTTTCACAATCAGAGAATCAAGAGCCGTATGAGAGGGAACGTCCGCAAGCTCGACGATATATAGCAATGAACAAAAACTATCAAAGCATTATGAAGCAATTAGGTGATTACGTCCCTAAGCCGGATCTAAAGAAAAAAGAAGAAACCGACGATGGATTTGAAAAGTTTGTGCAGAATCGATGAGAAAACAATATCCACTATCGCATAATCCTATAATAGATTATTACAATAAAATTGAATCTGGTGAAATTGTAGTAGGTGACAAAGTTAAACGTATTTATAAGAAACTCGTTAGTGATGTTTATAATAATGATTCTGAGTATGAATATGACTCTAATCGAGCTAATCATGTTATTGAATTCATCGAAAGTTATTGTAAGCATAGTAAAGCAAAATGGGCTGGAAAACCAATTGACCTAGAACTTTGGCAACAGGCTTTCTTAGCCGCTACTTTTGGTTTTGTTCATAAAATTGATGGTACTAGAAAATATCGGGAAGCATTTTTAGTGGTTGCACGTAAAAATGGTAAGTCTACGCTTTCGTCTGGGATATGTTTATATCTACAGGTAGCAGATGGTGAAGGTGGTTCTGAGGTATATGCGGTAGCAACTAAAGAGCAACAAGCTAAAATCGTTTGGTCAGAATCAAAAAGAATGGTTAAAAAGTCACCGGCTTTGTCCAAAAGAATAAAAACTTTAGTCAAAGAATTAACGGCAGATTTTAATGATAGTGTATTTAAACCAGTCGGTAGTGATAGTGATACATTAGATGGTCTAAATGTTCACGGAGCCTCCCTTGATGAAATACATGCGTGGAAGGACAAGAATTTATATGACGTAATTGTCGATGGCACGTCAGCACGTGAACAGCCATTGATTCTTATGATTACAACAGCTGGGACAGTAAGAGAATCTGTTTATGATATGAAGTATGACGAAGCAGAAATGTTACTAAATGGATTAGAAGATAAAGATGGTTATACAGATGACCGTTTTTTACCTGTTATTTATGAACTTGATAAAAGAGAGGAGTGGACTGACAAAACCAAATGGGCTAAAGCAAATCCGGGTTTAGGTACCATAAAGAAAATAGATAACTTAGAAACGAAAGTAAATAAAGCTAAGGCTAATTCTCTTTTAGTGAGCAATTTATTGACGAAAGACTTTAATATTCGTGAAACATCATCAGAAGCATGGTTAACATTTGAACAATTGAATAACTCAGCTACTTATAATATCAAAGAATTGAAACCTTCCTATGGAATTGGTGGTTGCGATTTATCTTCAACTACCGATTTAACAGCAGCGAAGGTTATTTTTATGGTCCCAGAAGACCCACATATTTATGTGAAGCAGATGTATTGGCTTCCGGAAGATTTATTAGAGCAGCGAAGTAAAGAAGATAAGATCCCATATAATTTATGGCACGAGCAAGGAATATTAAGAACAACACCGGGAAATTCCGTTCATTATAAATTTGTCACGAAATGGTTCTTAGAAATACGAGATGAATGTGGTATTTATCTACCTTGGATTGGCTATGATAGATGGTCAGCTAAGTATTGGGTTGAGGAGATGGAAGGATATTTTGGTAAAGAATCTATGATTCCTATCGCGCAAGGTAAACAGACTCTTTCTAGCCCGATGAGACTTTTAGGAGCTGACTTGGAATCTAAGTTAGTCAACTATAACAACAACGCAATTGATAAGTGGTGCCTTTCCAATACAGCTATAGCCATTGATAATAATTTAAATATACAACCAAATAAAACAAAGAACCAAAGACGTCGTATTGATGGCACAGCAGCACTTTTAAATGCATATGTAGTTCTTCAAGAAAAACGAAATGACTACCTCAACATGATTTAAGAAGGAGGTGAGAATTTGGGGTTATTTGATAAGATATTTGGAAAGAAACAGGCTCCTACTACAACTCGTTTTGAAATGATAAACGATAATGGTGGAGGTTTTTTTGCGTGGAATGGGGACATCTATCAAAGTGATATTATACGAGCTTGTATACGACCTAAAGCAAAAGCAGTCGGTAAGCTGATAGCCAAGCATATACGAGATAACTCTACTGAATTTAAGGTGAATCCAGATTCCTATATGAGATTTTTACTGGAAGAGCCTAATCCATTGATGACAGGACAAATGTTTCAAGAGAAAATGGCTGTTCAATTAGAATTGAATCATAATGCATTCGCTTATATTAAGCGTGATGATTTTGGTTATCCTACTGAGATTTATCCTATTCCATGTACAACAGTTGAAGTTGTAGAAGGTGCACAGGGAGACATCTTTTTAAAGTTTTATTTTAAAAATGGTAAGCAGATGACGATTCCGTATACAGATATCATTCATTTGCGTAAAGACTTTAATGATAATGACTTTTTCGGAGAACATCCTGGTAATGCATTAGCTCAGTTAATGGAGATTGTTACAACTACTGATCAAGGTATTGTTAAAGCTATTAAAAATAGTGCAGTAGTAAAGTGGATTCTTAAGTTTAAGTCAGTATTAAAACAAGAAGATATTGATAGTCAGGTTAAAAACTTTGTGAATAACTATTTGAATATCTCGAATGATGGTGGAGCAGCTTCTTCTGATCCGAGGTATGATTTAGAACAAGTGAAACCTGAAGCGTTTGTACCGGATTCCAAGCAGATGCAAGAAACCGTACAACGTATTTATAATTTCTTTAATACAAACGAAAAGATTATCCAAAGTAAATACAACGAGGATGAATGGACAGCTTATTATGAATCGGAAATTGAGCCATTTGCAATGCAGCTTGCTGGGGAATATACCAGGAAGCTTTTTTCGCGTCGAGAAAGGGGATTTGGTAACAAGATTATCTTTGAATCCTCTTCACTTCAATACGCTTCTTTAAGCACAAAGATGGACTTAGTTCAAATGGTTGATAGAGGAGCTATGACACCAAATGAATGGCGTTCAATTCTTTCACTTGGACCAATTGAAGGTGGATCTAAGCCGATTAGAAGATTAGATACAGCTTTAGTTAAAGAAGGAAATGTCACTGATGAAGGAGGTGATGACAATGAACAAGACGGAAAAGAGGGAACTACTGAGTAGTGCTCTTGAAATTAGGGAATTAGAAAATGGCCTTCGAACAATTTCTGGTTATGCAGTTAAATGGGAAATGAAATCTGTAACAATGGGCTATTGGCAACGATTTAAAGAGCAATTTAAAAAAGGAGCTTTCACAGAGTCCTTGACTCAAGATGATCAATTAGCTTTATGGAGCCACGACACATCACAAGTATTAGGACGAACTAAAAATGGTACTCTTCGTTTATTTGAAGATGAGATTGGACTGAGGTTTGAACTAGACTTAGCCAATACAACACTCGGAAATGACACATACGAGACGATTAAACGCGGTGATGTAGACGGTGTTTCCTTTGGGTTCCAAATGGTCAAAGAAGAATGGGATGAATCAGATCCGGACAATGTAGTTCGTGGTGTAACAAAAGCTAAGTTACTAGAGATTAGTCCAGTAGCTTTCCCAGCTTATCCTGATTCACAAGTTTCAGCTAGAAGTCATGACCCATATAAGCAATTTGTGAAGGAACGCAATCAAAAAGAATTACGTGAAAAACTAATTTTAAAAACATATTTATAAGGGAGAGATTCATTTGAAAACATTACAAGAAATTTTAACTAGGAAATCAGAAATTCGCTCAATGTTACAAAGCGATAAGGAAGTAGATTTAGCAGCATTAGAAACAGAATTAAGAGATCTTGAAGAAACACAAAAACAAATTGAAACACGACAAAGATTATTAAAAGAAGCAGAGGAGATTAATAATAATCAAATGCCTGAAATGCGTACAGTTGAAACATTTAACAATGAATCTCAAAAACAAGACGTAGAATTAGAGACTTCTGAAAAACGTGGACAGGCTCTAATGGAAAACCGTGCTGTTACAGTTGGAAGTGGTAATGTAGTTTTACCTAAGCATAGTGCAACGGATATTCGTCCAACTTTCAATGAAGTATCTACACTGATTGATCGTGTTTCTTCTAAAACTTTAAAAGGTGGAGAGAGTTACCAACAGCCGTATATTAAAAGTTATGGAGAAGGTGATTACACAACTGAAGGAAATGACTACAATACATCAGAAACAACGTTTGGATATGCAGATATCACAAAAGCAAAAGTTACAGCTTATTCAGAGGACACAGAAGAGCTTCAAAAATTACCAGCAGCTGATTACGATGCTGAAGTAATGAAGGGGATCACAGTAGCTACTCGTAAAAAGTTAACTCGTGAAATTTTAATTGGTACAGGTGCGACGAATCGACTTGCTGGTATTTTTTCGGCAGCAGCTACGGCAATTGATTCAGCAACAGATTTAGAAATTTCAGCAATTGATGCATCTACATTGGATGAAATTATTTATAGCTATGGTGGAGATGAAGACGTAGAAGATGCAGCAGTTTTGATTTTAAATAAACTAGACTTAAAAGCATTTGCTAAGCTTCGTACATCTGATGGTAAAAAGGTATATAACGTAGTATCACAAGGTAATTCAGGAACGATTGATGGGGTACCATTCATTATCAATAGTGCTTGTAAGGCTGTTTCTGATGCTAAAACGACAGCTGAACAATATAACATGGCATATGGTCCTTTATCAAACTATCAACTTACTATTTTCTCAGATATGGACGTTCAACGATCTACAGACTTTAAATTCAAGCAAGGTATGATTGCACATAGAGGTTCTGTTTTTGCAGGTGGTAACGTAATTTCTAAAAATGGATTCTTACGAGTGAAGAAAGCGGCTACTGTATAATAGTCGCTTTTCTTTATGGTATAAGGAGGTTTAACAGTGAGTGGGAAACCGTTGAATAAATATGTTGTAAAAAGAGCTTTTCGAGATAAATTCACTTTCATTCATTATAGTGTTGCAGATTCATATGAATCAAATGATGCAGAACGTGTAATGTATCTACAAGATGAAGGTTTCTTGAATAAAGAAAGAATTATAGAAAAACAAGAAGGCTCAAAAGGACCAGTCCATGTTGGAGGAGGGTATTACGAACTTCCAAATGGTGAAAAGATTAAGGGTAAAGATGCCGCTCTGGAAGTTTTAAAACAGCTAGAGCAAGTTGGTGAATGAATATGATGCTTGATGTTGTGAAGAAAGCGGTACGCATCTCACATAATGCTCTTGATGATGAACTTGAAGATTTGATTGAAGCATCTCGATATGATTTGAAGTTATCTGGTGTTTCTCATCTCAAGGCAAATGATGACACTGATCCTCTAATTAAAAGAGCAATTATTACGTATGTAAAAGCTAATTTTATTTCAGACGCAAAAGAGGCAGAACGGTTTTTAGCATCTTATAACATGCTTAAGAATCATCTAACTTTAGCGGGTGACTATAAATGAATGATATTTTACTATTCCCAGTAATAACAATTACTAAAGATGAATTAGGACAAGTTGAGGAAAATGAAGTATTTAGTAGACAGATATTTTGTAAGAAAAAATCAGTTCCTCAATCAGAATTTTTTCAAACCGGACAAAGTAATATCAAGGCCAGTCATATATTGATTGTCCATGTCTGGGATTACCAGGATGAAAGAAAAGTGAAGTATCGAGATAAAGAATATAGCATTTACCGCACGTATGAAAGAGATGATGAAAAAATCGAACTTTATTGTGAGGTGAAAGCTGGTGTCTAATATTGATACTCTTGCGAGTGATATTGCTAGGGAATTACAAAGATACACTAATCTAGTAGAAGAAGATATAGAGGATGCTAAAGAAAAGGTTGCGACCAATCTTGTAAATGAATTAAAACAAAAAAGTCCTAATAAAACAGGGAAGTATAGTAAAGGCTGGCGTAAGAAAAAGGATGGTAATGCAGTTATTGTTCATAATGCTTTAAAGCCACAACTTACACACTTATTAGAGAAAGGTCATGCGAAGGCAAGTGGCGGACGTGTTCCAGCTCAAGTTCATATTGCTCCGGCTGAAGAACATGCGATTAATGACTTTGTTGAGCGTGTCGAAAGGGCGATAGGGCAATGACATTAGGTGAATTCAAAAAAATCCTTGATGCTACAGGTAATCCTGTGGCTTATTCGCATTTCACCGAAACGCCAGGTAATCCTGTGCCAACACCGCCTTATATTTGTTATTTTGTAGATGGTTCTCCTAATATGCCAGCTGATAACAAAGTCTATCACAAAATAAATGATGTAACTATTGAGCTTTATACAATTAAAAAAGATTTAATTGCTGAATCCAAATTAGAACAAGTCCTAGATGATCATGATATTCCTTATGAATCGTTTGGGACTTTTATTGAATCTGAAAAATTGTATCAAAAAATATATGAAACGAGGTTGTTATAAATGAATAAGGAAAATAAAGTTACTTTCGGTTTAAAGAACGTTTATTATGCACTCTATGAAATTCTAGATGGAGTCGTAAAGTTTAAAACCCCAATCCCAATTCCAGGCGCAGTTGAATTAACATTAGATCCACGTGGAGACTTAATTGAATTCTATGCTGATGACATGCTTTATTATTCAGCAAGTAATAATCAGGGTTATGACGGGACATTGAGCATTGCTACTATCCCAGAACAATTTGCTGTAGATGTATTGGGTGAAGAGTTAGATGCGGAAGATGGCGTACTAAATGAATTGGCTGATGCGAAAGGAAAACAATTTGCATTGCTATTTGAATTTGATGGAGACGAAAAAGCAACTCGTCACGTTCTGTTTAACAACTCAGCAAGCCGCCCTACAGTTGCATCTAAAACAAAAACAAGTTCTGCTGAACCAAATACCAACGAACTTAAATTTGTATCTAGTCCAATAGATATTAACGGAAAACGTATGGTTAAAACAAAAACTACATCTAAAACAACACCAGCGGTTTATGATGATTGGTATAAAAAAGTATATACAAAAACTACATTATCAAAAGGGGCGTAATTCTAGATGGAAAAGACAATTACAATAGACGGAAAACAGGTCCGATTAAAAAGCACAGCAGCAACAGTTAAAAAGTATAAAGCGCAATTTAGACGTGATTTATTTGCAGATATGTTTGGATTAGGAATCATTTCACCAATCACACCTCAAAATGGCTCACAGCCTACTATTGATTTAGCAAATGCTGATTTAAGTAAAGTAGATTTTGAAGTTATTTATGATTTAGTTTGGTTATATGCAAAAACAGCAAACCCCGAAATCGCTGATCCGATTACATGGTTAGATGGATTTGATGAATTCCCTATTTCTGAAATTATTCCAGAAATCATGGATCTGATTCAAAGTACGATGGGGGCAAAAAAAAAATAAAGAAAAATAATGAAGAGCAAGGGAATTTCAGTGATGAAGAATTATCCACTGATACTTTCCTTGCTCTTTGTTATAAAGCGAAATTATCACATGGTGATTTAGAAGAAATGACTATTGGTGATTGTTTTGATTATATTGCTGAATTCGCTGAAATGGAGAATCCAGATAAAGAAAAAGCTCGTAAAGCAAATCAAAAAGACTTCGATTCGTTCTAAGAAAGAGGTGAGATGATGGCAGGAGGAAGAATTAAAGGAATAACAGTTGAAATTGGTGGTGAAACCACAGGTCTTCAAAATGCTTTGAAAGATGTTAATAAGCGGAGTAATGATGTAGCTAAAGAGTTAAAGGATATTGAGCGCCTTTTAAAATTTGACCCTGGGAATATTGAGGCGCTTTCTCAAAAACAAAAATTACTTACACAACAAATTGAAAATACAACGCAAAAGTTAGATAAATTGAAGGCGGCGGAACAACAAGTCCAAGCTCAATTTCAAAACGGTAAAATTTCTGAAGAACAATATCGTGCGTTTAGGCGTGAAATTGAATTTACACAAGGCTCACTTGATGGGTTGAAAAATAAGCTTGGAAACATGAAAGCTGAGCAAGAAAGTGTAGCAAGCTCCACTAGGCAATTAGAAACCTTATTTAGTGCTACAGGAAAAAGCGTTGATGACTTTGCAGGAGCATTAGGTAATCGTCTTGTAAATGCAATTAAAAGTGGATCGGCTACAAGTCGCCAGTTAGAACAGGCAATTGGTCTTATTGGTCGTGAAGCTTTAGGAGCAGAAACAGATATTGAAAAATTACAACGTACGCTTCGCTCTGTGGATACTGGAAACTCCATACAACAAGTACGAAATGAGTTAAGAGATTTACAACAAGAAGCTAGAAGGACAGAGGAAAAGTTTGAAGGATTACAAGTAGGGTTAGAAAATGTCATAGGTGGTATAGCAGCCGGTGGCGGTATTGCAAGTGCAGTTGAGCAAGCAATGGACATGTCTAAATTAAAAACAAAGATTGATATCACTTTTGATGTTCCGGAATCTTCGAAAAAATCAGTAGAAGAAGCTGTAAGGGGTGTAACTACTTATGGTGTGGATGCAGAAGAAGCCTTGGAGGGTGTTCGAAAACAGTGGGCATTGAATAAAGATGCTTCTGATGAAACGAATGCGGCTGTAGTTAAAGGAGCGGCAACTATAGCTTCAAGTTATGCAGGGATTGATTTTAATGAGCTTATACAGGAAGCGAATGAGATTGGTGCAACATTAGGGATTACTAATGAAGAGGCTTTAGGATTAGTTAATACTTTATTAAAAACAGGTTTTCCACCAGAACAATTAGACATTATTGCTGAATATGGTGACCAAATGGTTCAAGCTGGTTTTACAGCTAAAGAAGTTCAAGGAATTATGTCAGCAGGTGTAGACACGAAAAGTTGGAATATAGACAACCTATTGGATAAAAAATTGTCCCTATGAGTGGAGACATTCATAGCAAACTCCTCTAATTCGGTGAAACTCTCACATAAGAGACAATACCGAGCCAAGCCAATAAATAGGAAGTGTGTAACGACTAGTCGAAAGACGTAGGGTGTAAGCCAATGACATCCGAAATGGGGAGCATCTTATATAAAGATGATGATATAGTCTGGTCTGTATAGTGATATACAGAAGTTCATAAGAGAACTGACAGGATGTTGCGAATCCTGTTGAACATATCGGGTGTTAAAGAAGGTCGTATCAAAATGGCTGAGTTTGGTGCTGGTGTAGATAAGTCCATGCAAGCGGTTTTAGATAAAACAAAGATTTCAGCCGATCAGTTTGAAAAATGGGGACAAGCAATTGCTGGCGGTGGTGAAAATGGACAAAAAGCGATGCTTGAAGCAACTAAGGCTTTAGCTGGTGTTGAAAATGCGACAGACAGAAATGCGCTTGGCACGAAGATGTTCGGAACCCTTTGGGAAGACCAAGGAAAGAAAATTATTAATACGATTCTAAAGGCAGAAGGTAAGCAAGTTGATTTGAAAAAAGGTGTAGAAGATTTACATGGAGCAACTTCTAAAATAGATGCAAGTCCAGCTGTTAAATTTCAAAAAGCTATGGAAGATTTAAAGATGGCTCTTGAACCAGTTTTATTAGTGGTAGCAGATCTTGTTTCTAAATTTGCAGAATGGGTTTCTGACAATCCGGAATTAGCAGCAACATTAGCAGCAATTGCAGTAGCTATCGGGGTTATTTCTGGTGCGATTATGGCGCTTGCTCCTATAGTCGTGGCGGTCATGAGCTTGTTTGGTATCGGAGCAGGAATAGCCGCCACGCTTGTTGCTGCAATTCCTATTATTATAGGGGTTATAGCAGCTCTAGGCATTGCGATTTATAAAAATTGGGACGATATCAAAAAATGGACCATGGAGGTATGGAATTCAATTACAGAATTTCTAACAGGAATTTGGGACGGCATATCCCAATGGGCAACAGAAACATGGGAAAGTATTAGTGAATCTACAGCTTCTGTATGGAATTCAATTAAAGAGTTTTTAGTAGAACTATGGAATGGGATAACGGAGTCCTTATCTGAAACATGGAATTCGATTGTTGAAATTACTACGGAAACATGGAATTCAATTGTTGAGTATTTGACCGGTATTTGGGATGGGGTAGTTGAAACATTATCAGAAGTTTGGAATAGTATCAGCCAAACCACTTCCGAAGTGTGGACAGCGATTAGTGAGTTTTTCATTAGTACCTGGAATGGATTAGTTGCCTTTCTAACTCCTATTTTACAAGGCATTGCTGATTTCTTCTCTATGATTTGGAATGGTATTTCCACAGTTATTCAAACGGTATGGAATTTCATTACGCAATACTTACAGGCGGTTTGGACAGCTATTTTATACTTTGCTACTCCAATATTTGAATCAATAAAGAGTTTTATTGTTTCTGTGTGGGATGCTATTAGTTTAGCTGCAACAACAGTGTGGAATGCTATAGTTGCTTTTCTTCAAGCTTGTTGGAATGGCATTGTTTCGATTGCGACAGCTGTCTTTGAAACACTTAGAAATTGGATTGTGAATGTATGGGATGTTATTAGTTCCACCACAATGACGGTGTGGAATACATTGAAGAATTTCTTACAAGCATGCTGGAATGGATTAGTCGCTATCGTAACACCAATTTTTGATGCAATAAAAAACTGGATTGTGAATGCCTGGAATACGATTAGTTCCACTACTAGCGCTGTATGGAATACGATTAAAGGTTTCCTTTCCAGTTTATGGAATTCAATTGTTTCCACAGCCAGTTCTGTATTTAATAACATCAAAGAAGCTATTTCAACTATATGGAATATGATTAGTAGTACAAGTAGTAGTATTTGGAATGGTATTAAATCAACACTCTCAAACATTTGGGAAGGTATAAAGTCAACCGCATCTTCTGTATGGAATGGACTGAAAGATGCAATTATGACTCCTGTTCGTTGGGTAACAAGTGCTGTTAGTGGAGCTTTTGAAGGCATGAAGTCCGCAGTATTAGGTGTTTGGGATGGTATTAAAATTGGTATTCGAACAGCTATCAATGGAATTATTCGTATCATAAATAAGTTCATAGACGGTTTTAATACACCAGCAGAATTATTAAACAATATACCAGGTGTTAGTGCACCAACTATTCCTCATGTACCGATGCTTGCTAAAGGTGGAAAACCTGTAGGTGATGGTTCATTTATCACAGGAGAAGCCGGACCAGAGTTATTTACGAAGAAGGGTAATTCAATCACAGTTACACCTTTATCATCGAAAGAAAAATCACTCGGTATTACTGGGACTATGAATCAATTAATGGGTGATATGAGTCGTATGATGGCTAGTTCTATGAGCCAATTATCGGGTTTAAAGTCTGTTATGAGTGGTGTGTATGGAAGTATGTCAAATAGCAAACAGGCTATGACAAGTAGTGTATCAAATCAAGTATTTAATAACTCCTTTGGATCATCTGGTGACGGAGCAATTCCGGTGCTTGGTGGTGATTTGGTTGTTGAAGTTCCTGTTGTTATAGAGGGGCGAGATGTGGCGCGTGGTACGTATCGATATACAACCGAGTACCAAGAAAGAGAAAAACAAAGAGACTCAGCCTTTTAGGTTTGGGTTTCTTTATTTTATAAAGAAATGAGGTGTCAATATGAGTTCTTTTACATTTAACAAAACACGTAAAGGCTTTATTCAAATTGCGAAAGGATGGAAAAGACCTACTTGGGCACCATTGAAACGAAATTTTCTAAACGTTCCAGGATATCCAGGCGCAAGATTGTTAAACACACAAACAGAAATGCGCGTTTTATCTATTCCGGTAGGAATTATAGTGCCTGATGGATCTAACTTAGAAAAGCTGAAAGAAGAAATTGCAAGCTGGCTAATAACAGAGCAACCAACAGAACTTATTTTTGATGTAGAACCAAATAGAACCTATGTAGCAATTGTGGATGATAGCTTTGATCCAGATGAATTTGTAACACTTGGAATAGGAACGCTTAAATTTATTTGTCCAATGCCTTACAAATTAGGACCGATTCGAAACGCAAAAGCAAAGCTAGAATCAAATAATATTATTAAAATGGATGCTATGAATGAGGGAAGTGTATTTTCAGAACCAAAATTCAAGATACAGGTAGAGAATCCTTCCACATTCATCGATATTATAAATAAAAATGGAAATCAACATTTTCGTATAGGATATCCAGTTAAGATAGATGAAACGCCAATAAGTCGGTATGAATTGGTTATGCATGATAAAGCGAATTCTCTAGTGGGTTGGACGGAAGTGGGAAAAGATTTTGTTTCAGATTATGGAATCGTAGCAGGGAAAATGATAGCGGATGGCGCACGTATCATGCCATCTGATTATGGGCAAGGTCAATTCTGGCATGGTCCAGCAGTGAAAAAAAGCATTACAGGTGGGCCGCTACAAGATTTCACACTTGATGCAATAGTTGAATGTCGAAACTTAAACCCTGCAACTATGGGACGTGTCGAACTTTATTTATTAGATGAAAACAGCGTTGTAGTCGGAAAAGTAGGTATGTTTGATGCATATAGAAATTCTAGCGAGAATTTTGGTGAAATTATGGCGGGAAACGGTGACTACAACCATCTGATTATAGCAGAAACCGGTTATTATCGTACAACATGGAATGATTTTTATGGACGTCTACACATTGCACGAGTGGGAAATTATTGGCAAGGTGATATTGCTTTAATCGATGAAAAAGGAAATTACCATACAGAAAAATTTGCCCAATGGTGGGATACGGGCAATAGCTTTATGAAAAAGGTAGCTCAAATTGTTGTTCATATATGCTCGTTTAATGATGCACCATCATTAATTGCAGCCGTGCACGATATTAAAGTGCAAAAAGTAAATAGCAATACAGAGCGTCAAATACCTTATATTGTTCAAAAAGGAGATCTTGTAGAAGTTGATTCATCGGATGCAAGTATTCGTATTAACGGAGCAGATGCGATAAATATAAAGGATTTTATGAGTGACTATATACGTATTGAAAAAGGAAAGAATGAAATCGAAATATCTCCAAACAACATTGGACAAGTAGATGTCACGTATAGGGAGCGTTACAGATGAGTAAAGCAAATAATCTATTACACATTGTGGATTTTAAAACAGAACAAATCATAGGTGTTATCAAAGAACAGGATTATTGGGATGATTTACGCCAATGGGAGCTTAAAGATAACAAAGATAAATTTGAGTTCACAACAGCTGATGGTACAAAGATAGCGGCATCACTTATACAACAGAACCTTGTCGTTAAACAAACTCGTGACGGTACTTTTGTTTCATACATTATTACAGAAGTAGAGCAAGATTCAACAGGTCGTCCAAAGAAGATTTATGCACTTGGTGAACATACCAAGCTAAAGAAAGCGACCGTAATTAAACCACAAACCTTACAAGCTACTACAGTCAACGAATCTACAGACTTTGCTTTACAAGGTACAGAATGGAAACGTGGGATTACTGAGTTTGTTGGTATACGTACCATTCATATTAAAGATTTTACAAATCCGCTTGATCTCTTAAAACAAATCGCATCTACGTTTGAACTTGAGATTCGTTTTAGAACAGAAATAATGGGATCTTTTATTGTCGGTCGGTATATAGATTTAATAAAAAAAGTAGGACGTGACAACGGAAAAGAATTCTTGTTAGGAAAGGATGTACAAGGCATCCGGCGTATTGAGAATAGTCAAGATGTAGTAACCGCTCTTGTAGGTGTTGGTCCACAAAATAGTGAAACTGGTGAATTTCTCACATTTGAAGAAATAAACAATGGCAAACTTTATGTAGGAAATAATGATGCCTTACAACGTTGGTCAAAAGATGGCAAGCATTTATTCGATATTTATTCACCGCAAACAGAAGATCAAGATATGACGAAGCAACGACTCAAACAGTTAACCGAAGCAGAATTAAAGAAGCGAATTGATAGTTCTACTTCATATGAAGTAAGTGCAGTAGCGCTTGAAAAAGTGTTTGGTTTATCTCATGAATCGGTTCGTAAAGGAGATACGGTACGAATAAAAGATACAGGGTTTAGTCCACCACTTTTCTTAGAAGCTAGGTTAATAGCAGCGGATGAATGCGACACCAATCCATCGAAAGATAAATATATCTTTGGTAATTATCGTGAAATCAAAGATACACGAAGCCTTATCGATAGGTTATATGCACAAATCATGGGTAGCTTATCAAATAAAGCGTCTAAAGAATTACTAGATATGCTAGATAAGAAACTTCAAGAAAACGTAAAAGAAACAGAAGTCATTCGAAAAGAGTCGGAAGCAGCAAAGAAAATTGCTGAACAAGTGGCTGAAAACTTGAAGAATAATACCGTTGATATTATTGAAGGCGTAAATCCACCAACAGAAAACTTAAAGGATAGAAAAACGTTGTGGCAAGATATCAGCAAAGGTAAGCCTGGTATTCTGAAATTGTGGAAGGATGGTAAATGGGATCCTGTTGTTCCTGATGTGGAATCCGTTAAGAAAGAAACATGGGAACAGGTCAATAAGGATATTCAGTCCACAAAAGAAGAATTAAATAAGAAAGTGGAAGAAGCTCAAAACGAAACTTCTGGACAATTCAAGCAAGTGAAAGAAAATCTCCAAGAGGTTTCTCTAACAATTAAAAATGTACAAAACTCTCAAGGTGAAATTAATAAAACTGTCTCTGAAATGAAACAAACCAACGAAGGTTTTACTAAATCTATTGCATTGTTAACAAAAAAAGACGGTGAAATCACTGAAAAATTAAATACAGTAGTAGAGACTTCTGAAGGCACAAAAAAAATAATCTCTGAGGTGCAGCAAACAACAAATGATCTAAAGAAAACCACAACTGAAATTACAGAGAAAGCTGGGAAGATCAGTGAGAAATTAGAGAGCGTAGAAAAGAAGGTTGATAACGATAAAGCAGGAGGACGTAACCTTCTATTAGATTCAAATGTTAAATATGAAAAAACGGATTATTTAATCAATCAATACAATGCGACTGAAAATTTCTCTACAGGTGAGGAATATACCTTTGTAATTAAAGGAAGTGTCCTACAAGGTCAAAAATTTGGAATTTGGCAGAATGGCGGTTCTAACAATGTTGGATATGCAACAAGTCTTTACGCTAATGGAATAACTTATGTAACTTTCAAAGCTGTTGCGGCTACAAGTGGAAATGAACGGAAGTTAAGTTTATATAACTTTCCAAGTAATACTACAAAAGCTGTTGTAGAATGGGTCGCTTTATATAAAGGGAACAAACCACAGGATTGGACACCAGCTCCAGAAAACCAAGTAACAACCGATGACTTCACCAAGAAAACAACCGAGATTGAAAAAAGTGTAAATGGAATCAAAGAAACAGTAACAAAAGTTGAAAATAATCAAAATGGATTTGATAAGCGTGTAACAGCAGTAGAGAAAACGGCTGAAGGTGTTTCTCAAAACGTTGGCAAGTTACAAGAAACACAAACGGCACAAGGTAAACAGATTTCTGATGCTCAATCTACAATCAAACAACATTCTGATGCACTTGAGATGGCTGTGAAAATGAAAGATGTTGAGAATTATGTTGGCGGTCTTGGATCTATTAATGAGATTCGTGACGCTGGTTTTACTCAAGGGAATAGATACTGGGGGTGGGCTACTGGGCACTCTATAGATTCTAACCTAAAGTATAAAGGATACAATTCGTTTTCTATGAACACTACAGGACAAACCCAGGATGTATGGTGGGGTGCTTTTAGTCAATTTATAGATTGTTCTCCTAATGAAGATATTGTTACTTCTGCTTACTTTAACACTGATGGAAAAGTTCCAATTGATAATGGTGTATTTATCGAGTTGGAATTTTGGCAATCAAATAAAACAACCCGAATTTCAACTGCTAGAGAAAGAGTTCAAATCATTAACAATACTTGGGTCAGAGCTATTTGTACAGCTAAAGCTCCGGCAGGAACTGGATTTGTAAGGTTTCGACCATACGTACAAAGAAATGGTAGAGCTTGGTTCTGCATGCCTATGCTGCAGCGTGGTAAAGTAGCTACAGAATTTTGGTTGCATCCAAAAGATCAAACTAATGTTGATAAAATGATTGAAGATATTTCCAATAAAGTAGCTACACTAGATTACAACCAGAAAACAACTGAATTAGAGCGCCTTATTTCCGCCAATACGGAGGGAATTAAACTTGCTGCAGTAAAAACCGAAGTATATACAAAACAACAGGCTGACGGAAGATATGCGGATAAAGCGTATGTAGAAAAACAAGAGGGACGTATTGAGGTAACTGAAAAAGCGATTACTAGTACCGTCCAAAAAGGCGATATTATCTCGGCTATTAACCAAACAGCTGAAAAGATTCAAATTAATGTTGCTAAGTTGCAGATTAACGCTGATACCATTGTAAAATGGCTCACTGCAACAGGTATTAATGCAGATGTAATTAAAATCGAAAATGGGAAAGTTACGATCGATAAGAATGGTATTACAGCAAAAATGGCTGACTTCTTTTTTGAAGATGAGCGTGGGCAGAAATTTTCAGTAACACCAAGGAAGAATCTCATTCCAGATCATGACTTTTCACACATTTCTATTAAGAATTTTAATAATTATTTTTTGAAGATTGAATACAGTCCTACATGGACAATTATGTCTAATCCATATATTGAGAAACCAGTGGTTAACAATTATGAGCCAATGGTTAATCCGTTGCGGATAGATTTGTCAAATTGGATTCGTTTTACATTATTTGATGGTGTAAAACCAGGTAAGAAATACACATTGTCGGCTCATTTCAGAGCAACTACCAATGATAATCGTGTAAACATTACAAACAAGCCAATCATGAGAGCGGTTTTCGGTAAATATAACGGT